GCTCCGATATACCGGAAGGAACACCCGGCGAGTGCGACTGGTGCGGTCAACATACGCCTCGGCTGGTAAACAATGCGTGCGCACGATGCCGCGACAAGAACCGGCTCGAATAACATGATTGTATGTATACCCTCGCTCGGGAGACCGCAAACTTGGACGCATCGTCTTTTCGAAGCTAGCGGCTTCACCGTCTATCACTTTCTAGAGCCGCAAGAAATCGATCACTATGAAGTGCCCAACAAAGTGAATATAGAGGCCAGCGGTCAGGGTATAGCTTACGTAAGGAATTACATCAAGAGCTGGGCAAAGGAAAGGAATCACGAGCACATCTGCGTGTGTGACGATGATGTGACTCAGTTTGGTAAAGCGATAGAGGGGAAGTGCTGTCGGCAGCCCGATGCTAGTGTGCTGTCAAAGCCGTTTGAATATTTCAAGCGATCTGGCTTCGCCCTCGGCGGTATAAACCAAAGGCAGTGGGCTTGGAATGAGAACAAAAACTACAAGGTCAATTCCGGGAAGGTAGAGCAACTTCACCTGCTGAATCTAAAGCGGGTTCACTGGGACTACGATGAGCGCTGCAACGGCAAAGAGGACAAAGACTTTTTGATGCAGTGCGTCAACCATGGGGAGAGCTTCCTGTTTTTCCCGAAGGTCTATCTCAGCTCACCGGTAATAGGTAGCAACAACGGCGGCTTGAACGCTTTTTACAGCGAGAAAGCAGACAGCCGGGTAGCGTATAGGCTGGCGAACAAGTGGCCAGAATACAGCAAAATCATAAAGCAGAATGGCCGAATAGATTGTCGGCTAAACTACAAGGCACTCGCTAAAGACAAAGGGATGAGAATACTGTGACGAAGGAAGAGAAGCGACAGACTTGCGGCGCCTGTGCAAAGTGCCAATGCCAACAAAAGCAGCGCGAAACACCTGCCACCGACCAATCGGCAGGGTCTTCAAAACAGCCAACAAAGGAATAGAATATGGTTAATTTTCCCGACTATAAAAATGTAGAGACTGACAAGCTAATACCCTACGCCAGGAACAGCCGCACCCATACAGAACAGCAGGTAGACAAAGTAGCCGCTAGCATCAAAGAGTTTGGCTTTCTAAACCCTGTCATCACAGACGGGCAGAAAGGAATCGTTGCCGGGCATTGCCGAGTGCTGGCCGCGAAAAAACTGTCAATGAAAGAGGTGCCCACCATCGAAGCCAGCCACCTAACCGAGGCTCAGAAACGCGCATACTTCATCGCGGACAACCGGCTGGCGCTGGACGCTGGCTGGGATGACGAGCTGCTGAAAGTGGAGATTGAAGAGCTGGACGCGGAAGGCTTTGACCTTTCCTTGCTAGGATGGGGAGAAGGCTTGCCTGAGTTTGCCAGCGAGCCGGATTACAGCATACTGGATGAGATGGATGACGACGGCGAGCTAGAAGAGCTGGCTTCCGGTGTGAAGAGGGCAATCCAGATAGAGTTTGAACAAGAGCATTATGAAGAGGCCAATGAGCTAGTGAAGTTCTGGAGAGATCAGGAAGGCTATGTAGGCATGATGCTGATAGAAAAGCTAAAAGCTGAGAAAGAAAAACTGTAACTGCGTTGATTTGTTAGTGCCATTAGCAGGAAACTGCGTGGCTCAGACACAAAAGGAAAGAAAAAGCCATGAAAACACTAGAGCTGACCAAGGTTCCGCACGGAGTCAAGATAGGGGACAAGCCTGAGGAGCTCGCGCCGAGCCTGTTTGAGGACTCTCTGTTCGTCGAGGACGGGAAAGAGGTAGGGTTCTATATCTCAAAAATACCCGAGCGGCTGCAAAAACTGGTGGATGTGGCCGACGCCGAGCTAAATTCAAGCCGGGTGCCTAAATCAGAGATGAAGCGATCGAGTGGGTTTGCGAACGACGAAAACGACGTCCGGCAGTATAGCTGCATCATCGGCAGCATCCCGCCAAAGCCGCACATGCGCCGCCCATACGCTAGCAAGAGCAGCGTTCATAGCCACAAAAGCGCAGAAAAGTTCGTCAAAGCGATGACGATGGCTGGCCGAGAAGCGCTGGGAATTATGGAAAGCGTCAGCAAGAGCCTTTATCAAACGCACAAAGAGTCGGTCGAAAGCCGGGTGCCGGAAAAATGGCGATTCGCTGACCTGTTCACTAGCAGCATCAGCAACTTCAACATTGCGGCGCCAGTTCACCAAGACAACCTAAACGTCAAGGGAGCGCTGAACGTCATCATCACCAAGCGGCGCAACAGCACGGGCGGCAACTTGTTCGTGCCTGATTACGACGTGACTCTCAACAGCGCGGACAATTCCTTGCTGGTCTATCCCGCGTGGCGAAACATGCACGGAGTGACGCCGATAGTGCCGACCCACGAAGGCGGTTACCGGAATAGCTTAGTTTGGTATGCGCTGGACGCTTTCGGTGGGAAGTGAGATGGAAAGAAAAGGCATCCTCGTCGCCGGGGGCGCTGGCTTTATTGGCAGCAATCTCTGCGCAGCGCTGCACAAGTCCGGCGCCAGAGTCGTCAGTGTTGACGACTACAGCACGGGCTCAGAGGAAAACGAGGTTCCGGGCGTTACATACCTCAAAGCGGACGTGAAAGACCTGCCGGGTATGGTAAATGAAAAAGGCGCCATCGACCTACCAGACATGGGCGGTTCCTTTTGCCCGGCTGTGGTGTTCCATTTGGCTGAGTTCTGCCGAGTTGAGCAAAGTGTTTTATTGCCCGCAGAAACGATGATGGGAACCTATCACACCCTTCCGTGTGTTGTTGACTTCTGTCACAAGACAGCGGCCAAGCTCATCTATGCAGGGTCGAGCACGAAGTATGGAGACGGTGAAAGCCCGTATGCAACCTGCAAGAAAATGAATACATACTTTGTCAAAGAAATCTGCGCTCAGCTTGGAATCCCTTTTGCGATAACTTACTTTTACAACGTCTATGGCAAACGGGAGCCATCAACAGGGCTGTTCGCTACGCTTATTGCCAAAGCTCTGCTCGCCAAGCGAGATGGAAAAACCATGGCCGTGACCGCACCCGGCACGCAAAAAAGATTTTTTACACATGTGGAAGACATCGTGCGCGGACTGCTGCTGGTAGCAGAGAAAGGCCATGGAGATGAATACGGTATCGGCGCGGATGAAGAATACAGTGTTACAGAGGTGCTCGATATGGTTGGTTGTGATTACTACATCGGTGAACGCAAACGAGGAAACCGCATGGGCGGCGAACTGATAAGCGCAAAAACTAAAGCGCTAGGCTGGGAGCCGCAGAAAAATCTGAGGCAATATATCGCTGAAGAGCTATCCGCTCAAGCCGAGGGTTTATCACAGGATGCCTAGAAATCCTCACAATCCGAGCCCGCAAAACCGCGCAGAAGTTTCTGCGCTCAAGTCTTTTGGCGTAGCTCAGTCAGACATTGCCAACTACATCGGCGTAGACGAAAAGACACTCAGAAAGCACTACAGAGACGAGCTGGACAACGCGCAGACGAAAGCCGACGCGACTGTTGCCAAGTTTCTTTACAACGCAGCCAGCGGCAAAGCGCTCGAATCTGGCGCCAGCCATGCAGATTGCGTCCGGGCCGCTATGTTTTGGGCCAAGACTCGCATGAAGTGGCGCGAAACGGACAACGAAGCTCAAGGCAACGGAAACCCGATCACGATTAATGTCGTTGACCCGAATGACGCAAGTACATCCGACTAAGCCGCAGTTTGCCTATATCTTCTCGAACGCAGCCTTCCCTGCCTTCGTCAGCGGCTTTGGCGCCGGCAAGACCGAAGCCGCGATACTTCGGTGCATCTTCGGGATGCTGCGAAACCCCGGAACAAACCGAGGGTTCTATGAGCCAACCTACGATCTGATTCGCATGATCGCTTGGCCGCGATTTGAGCAAGCATTAACCGAGCTGGAAATCCCTCACAAGCTGCGCAAACACCCAGACAACAAGATCGACATACCGGGCTACGGCAGCATCTTCTTCCGCTCAATGGATAACGCTCACCGAATCATTGGCTACGAGCATGCCGATGCTGACATTGACGAGCTGGACACGTTAAAGCGCGATGACGCCGCTTATGTATTCCGGCAGATTGTTTCACGCAATCGGCAACGCAAAGAGAACAAAGAGCGCAATACCATCGGGGTCACGACTACGCCGGAGGGCTTTAATTTTGTCTATGAGACCTGGAAGAAGAACCCGAAGGAAGGTTACGAAATCATCCAGGCAGCCACTGCGAGCAATCCGCATCTACCCGATGGATACATAGACAGCCTAAAAGCAATCTATCCCAACAATCTGTTGGACGCTTATCTTGAGGGCAAGTTTGTCAACCTAATGTCCGGCAGCGTGTACAACTCATACGATAGAACGCTGCATAACTCCGACGAGCAGATAAGGCCATCGGAGCCGTTGTATATCGGGTGCGACTTTAACGTGACGAAACAAGCCGCCGCGATCTATGTTCAAAGAGAAGGTGGAGCCGAGTGGCATCTG